ATCATTATTGGCAAATATACTTTCAACAACTGTTCCAATGATTGGAACTTTTTTCAACATAGGTGCACCTGCACTGAATAATCTTGATGAACCCTTTCTGATTGCATCAGCTGTACCATCTGCAAGTGGTTGCAATGCTTTATTTCCAAGCCACGTTGCTCCAGTGATGGCTGCGCCACGTACAGCACTGAGACCATTTCCAGCCATAGTCTTAACAGCGCCAGCAGTTGAGGAAATTGTATTACTTGCTGCACTAAGTCCAGTTCCAATCGCGGCTTTGGTAGCAGTAAAACTAGAACTTATACTGGCTGCAGCCTTTGATCCGAGTGATTTTGCACCACCCTTAAGTCTTGAAAAAAGACTAGGTTTTGCTTTTGGTTTTGTTTCAAGTCCGACACCATTGGATGCAGTCTCGGCGACTTCCGAATTCGTGCTAAGATCGGATAGTGTATCACTATTATCTTTAACAACATTACTAATTCTCGAAACACTTTCAGTAACACCAGCCCTAAGTGCGGCAACGGAACTTTTTGCACTGTTCGCTGTTTTCGCGACTGACTGAGGTGTTTTCCTCGCAATTGTTGTTGCGGCTGAACCTACAGTTTCCTCTTGGTCATTTGCAATTAAAGCGGCCCCGATCGAAGCCGCGGCGGCGAATGGGATTAGTCTTTTGGCAACAAGTCCCAGCGCAGTAACTGTTGGACCAAGAGCCATGATGGTCTTAAAGATCCTGCCGCTGTTCTGGGCCAATAACAACTCGGGCAGACTGATGCCGTCGCCGTCATCACCGCCTCCTCCTCCAAATCTCTTTCCTCCACCGACCCCAGAACTATTCACACCATCTTTAAGATCCTCTAGGGCCTTGATGTGTCTCAATTGTAACCTAATATCTTCTTTTCTATCTTCACGATTCTGAAGCGCGTCTCCCTGAGAATTAGACTCCATTGAAGTCACAGCATTAAAAGTACCAATGATCGGGTCGGATATGTCCGACCATAATTCAATTATGCTATTTGATATACCCTTTAATATTTCAACTGAAGTACCACTATCGATAGAAGATGTTGTTGTGTTAGTATCTCCAGAAGAAACTAGGCTGCTACTTGTGTTAGTATCTCCAGAAGAAACTAGGCTGCTACTTGTGTTAGTATCTCCAGAAGAAACTAGGCTGCTACTTGTGTTAGTGTTAGTTGTTCCTCCGCCAAGGCCACCAGTTATTTCATTAACTGATTGTTGCGGGTCAAAATCCTTTGCTGTCTTGGAAATCTTACTCAACAACCCTTGTCGAATCATAAAGAATCTACCCTTTGTCAAGATATCTTGTTCGGGTGTTGAACCAAGGAGATCACTAAGAGATATAGTATCATCTATCTCAACTTCGGCAGACTTTGTTGCTTTCTCAGCCTTTTTAAGAATATTTTTCTTAATGCGCATCCATCTAAACGCATGAATCATATTCACCTCGGGCGCTTCGCCAAGTATGTCGGATAATGATATTTTCTTATCAATTTCCAGACCTTTCAACTTACCACCTTGCGTTTCGGAGTCTACCGCTTTAAGAATATTTTTCTTAATTTTAAAAAACTTTAGAGCCAGTATATTATTGAGAGGATTTAATTTAGATGTATCACCAAGGGGCTTCTGATTACTAGTCTGATTAACAGTTTGATTATTACTAGTCTGATTAACAGTTTGATTACTGCCCGATTGATTATTAGATTGCACATCAGAACCATCCAACTCTACCAAGTTGATTTTTGAGATACCCATCTGAACACCTTTACCAATCTCTGAAGCACTAGTTGTATATACTTCAGAGATTTTTGAAAAGTGTTCTTTTAATGCGGCGATAACTTGTTCTCTGTCGACAACTTGTTCTCTGGCGACATCTGAATTCGCATCTTGAACTTGTGTAAGTTTATCGGTTATCTGAGCTAGACTGTTATTTTCTTGAGGCATTTCTTTGTTTTATTTTCTCATTTTCTTCCGCAATATAAGATTGTAACAAGCCGACATATATCTGTCTCTCCCAAGGAATCATATTATCCAATTCAGTCAAACTGTATTTGTGATGTTGCATCATCGCAAAGTTGGTTTGATAGTGATTAGCTAATGACTCATGTGAAAGACTTAGATAAAAAAATCACTTAATCCCGAAAGTGTGTGTTCATTTTCATGATCACAAAGTAAGCATGTATATTTAAAAGTGTGTTCTAATTTAGGTTGATTCTCAATGTATTTTTGAATTGCTTCAAGATTTGCGTGATTTAATGAATCCACAAATTGTACAAGTTCCTTTTTATCGGTATCATCTGTCATATGTACGTTATCTTCATCATAGATAGATTCGATTGAGGCAATGATTGATGCAGTAAGATCATCCTCAATCTTGCTCATATCTTTAACACGGATAGGTCTAAGCATAAGACCGACTTCATCAGTCAGTTTAATCTTATTATCAATTTTCTTTTCAGACCAAATGATCTTTGCTTCAGTTAGATCGATATCAGTGACACTCAATTTGTCACAACCTTGACATTTAATATTAAACTGCACGGTTTCGCCAATACTGATAGCTCGTAGTTTGAGAAAGATATATTCAAGATCAAAGAGTGTGAGATCATTTGGTTTAATCTTTTCAAATGAGCAGACGCTGATAATCTCTGTAACAGCTTTAATAATTTCATTTGTATCACCAGATGACTGGGCTTGGAGTAAAATTTTCTCTTCTCTCACAAGGAAAGGGCGGATTTCAATTTTCTTCTTAGTAGAAGGGATTTCAATCGTGTGTTTAGCTGTTTCTAGTATTGGTAATGCCATAATATTTTAATAATTTAGTTTATGATTTAGTGTTGTTGTTATTTATACCCTTAAATTTTATCTTCTGAAAATTCCAAAAGGATTGTTCATGATTCGCGCATTCTTGGCATCAGCATCGAATTCATATGCGCGAATGCCACGTGAAGTATATGAATCATTGTCATTATCAGCCAAAATATCTTTACATGCGAAGGTCACTGTTAAGCTTAACGTTGTATCTGTCACCTCATGTGATTTTTCAATGGAGCCCACTGTGATGGGGTAGCATTCAATTAACTTGATGGAATATCGTGCTTTATCTTGTTTATCTTGATGAACAAGCAGCATATCTTCAACATAATCCTCACGATATCGAGCCTTATATGTAGTCTGATCAATGATGCCCGCCTGCCATATCTCAAAGACTCTTTTAGCAAGGAAGTCTTCAGTTAATCTGAATGTAACAGAGACCTCATCATTAATGAAGCCGCTTGGAACTTTCAAGGGGTTTCTATACATTGAGTAATCAACTGTCTCAATTTGCTTACCAGGAAAATTAATCGACTCACACAAGATATTTAATGATTCTTTACCAAACGCGAGATCCGGCACTTGTCTGGTCACATAATTTGGTAGACCGAATTTAGCGGTAAATCTATTTGGATTCGCTAAACCTCTTCTACTTATCTCTCCTTTTATTTTTTCTATTGGTCCCATTAGATTGATTTCTTTGAAATTCCCCAAACTGAAGACTTACTCTTCTTAGCAAACTGTTCAGTTGGTAAAAATAAAGCCGCTTCCCATTCAGTCGATGGAACTTCAGCAATTGTTGATGTTACGTGTTGATTTAAATATCTTTTAAAGCAAGGTTGAAATTCTTTTAACTTTGAAGAAGCCTTGAGAAAGTCATATGTAATTCTAAATTTTGTTGAACTATCATATTTTTTATTATTACTAAACTCCAAAAGTTTATCAAAGAACTTAGCTCTTAACTTAGGAGAAAGATAATGTAGATTCAATCCATAGAAACCTTTTGGTGCACGGTCGATCATAATGATCAGAGGGAATCTATCATAGTATGGTAATGTATCCTTTGTCTTTGGATCATAGAAATACATGAACATACGACCTGTGAGTGGTCTGTTCACCTTCTTCAGAGCACTATCCTTCAATAGATTATCACGTGTAGGTCTTACAATTGTCTTCACCTTTGTACGAAACCATTCCAAGGAATCCGATGATCTTGGTGTGACACCAGCACGGAATGCAGCAGCTTGGATTTTATCAAAGTAAGAAGTCTTGGCCATATAATGTATTTATATCATTTCTTCTTTGGTTTCTTGGGTAAGACAAGCTTTATTCCGAAGGATTGGATCTCATCTTCAGTCCAGATTGCGAATTCCCAGCCACGATTCTCACAATACTCTTTAGCAGCTTCCCATTTGGAAGTGTTCTTTACGTATTGCATAACCTCAGTGATATACCTCTTAGTCTTTCTAGACTTTACTTTGGGTTCTCTTGTCTGTGCTTTGGGTTTGATCTCAATGATATATGTTTTACCATTATCCATTTTTATTTTTAGATCAGTGAAGTATCTATGAGGTTTACCATCAGTCTTACATCTATATGGTATAACAACTGTTTCCGAGCCCCATTTTAACACCTTTGGATGATCATCCAACCATCTAAAGACTTGACGTTCCCAAAGTGAACGAAATGTGCAATTAGAATAATCTCCTTCATATTTACTTATATTCTTTACTTTATATTTTCCTCTGTAAGTTTTCATATAAATAACATATATGGGTAATAATAATATTTATAACAACACTGGTACCACTATTGTGTTTCCAGATGAAATCCGCTCACAAAGGGGTGTGAGGCCTATAATAAAATTTACTGCATATAATCGCAGTGATGGTCTGGCAGATCAACATCACATCGTTCTTCCGATACCAGCTTCGATGGCATTCTCGGATGGCGCGGACTATAATACAATAGATCTAGGCTCTGCTACTAATACTATTAATTCAATGGCGCAGGGCGAAGGTATCGGCGCTGTTTCATCAGTAAAGGCATCACAAATTTTACAGATCGCGTCGAAGGCGACACCTATTTCGGAGCAGGTAGCTTTCGCGACCAAAACAATTATCAATCCAAACACAAATACATCCTTTGTAACTAATAAAGTTAGAAATTTTGGTTTTAATTTTAAACTGATNGCGACCACGCCAGCTGAATCCAATTTAATTAACGAAATCCATACAACATTTAGAAAATTTACATACGCAAGTCAGAAGGAGGATTCTAGTAATCTTACGCTAGACTTTCCTCCTGTATGGACGATCCGCTTTATGAATGTTGGTGACAATGAGCCTGAAAATAAATTCATCCCAAAGATTTATAGTTGCTATTTAACACAATGTGAGTCAACTTTTAACTCTGAAGCAAATTTATATTTTAATGATTCCGCACCACTTTCGGTAAATATCTCTTTACAGTTCCAAGAAACAAGGGCCCTAACACGAAAAGATTTCAAAAAAATGGAGGAGGATAGGTCTGGATCTAGAGGGATTCGTGGAGGCCGGGCTACTGTAAATAGTTTAGCTGCTAACACTTTAAACCGAGATTAATATGAGCATTTTTTCACAGTTTCCACTAATAGATTATAAAGTCAATGGGAGTAATATTAACACATCCCTAATTGATATCTATAGGCACGTTGATGTCAATGAGACATTGATCGATGATATAACAAGTTACAGATATTATGATATTAAGGATGGAGAAAGACCCGATGGTGTTTCTCATAAGTTATATGGTAACTCAGAATATCATTGGACTTTCTTTGTAGCCAATGAGAAACTTAATTCTTTGGATGATTGGCCACGGAGTTACAATGAACAGATATCATACATTGATAAAAAATATGATGAGTATTCTGTTCTTGAGTTTATTCCAACACAAGAATATATAGGAAATCTGTATACTCTCGAAGGTGAACCGCCAATGATTGATATTTCCGGCGTTTATGAGGGTAGTGGTGAATACAGTAGAATTTCAGAAGGTAATTTCAATGAATCTAGATGGATTCTAAGAAAATTAAATGGTGAAAATGTAATATTAAGTATTGTTCAGTATGTGGAAGATTTAGTAGCCACTCACGCATGGACTATTCGTAATGAAGATCCGTTGAAAGAACCGTTCTTAAGAGCGCCATCGGGAGATCTACTAACAGTAAGTAGTCAGAAACCGTGGCTCATTACAGACTGGTTTGATGTTAGAAGAAATTTAGATGCGGGGCACAGGGTTGCTACAAAGTTAGTAAAACCCGTAATTGGTGATAGCGTAAGCAGATCTGGTGATACAGTTACTATTACATTTTCAGAGGATCATGATATCACTGAAGGTGTTTTTGCAGGTGAAGAGTTTGATTCAGAACCGTTTGGTTACCTAAGTTCATTTGATCAGAATAGAAAAATAAGTATCAGCGGAATTGAAGGTGGTTCACCCGATGTAAATGGAAAAGTTATAACAACTACCACTGCAAAATCATTAAGTAACACTGATATTATTTTTCCATCTTTCACATTTGATTCGAGAGATTGGTTCATCTCAGGGACTATTAATGGTAAAAATAGTTATGTGAGTTATGGCACCAGTGAAAATACCAGTGTTAGTAAGAAGTGGACACTTAGTTGGGATGCTGATTTCTATAGCAATGATGATCAAAAAGCGTGGCGGATGTCACAAACTGGAAGCGGTGCAAAGAGTGGATTCGGGGGTTCGGGTGTGTCGAGACTTCAGCCTTTGGGCCCTTGGTATGATGATGTTTATAGTACAGATGATGTTGCAACACCAGATCTTGTCACAAATTGGAGAGGCCGAGCCCTCAGAGACCCAAATATTCCACCACTCGACGAAGTAGTAGTCTTCGGTGCTGGGACAGAAGATGTGAATGGAACGTATGTTAGAACAGGTACCACGAGTTCAGGTGGACCATCATATACAAAGCCAGGTACCAATGGTGGTGCACCAACTTATCTATGGGCTGACTTTTCTGGTGCATATCTTCCTAGGCGGCCATATTTCTGGAAAATTTCATTTGATAAAGCAAATAATCAATCTGCTGTGATTCTTTATGATGGATATGGTTATGCTGATGAACTACCTTCACCCGATTCATGGATATTAAGACAAACCTATGATGAAATTACATTAATTCCAGAAGTAGCAGCGTGTACTGCATTCGTCCCTGATGATGACACTCTTGGATCAGCGTGGCAGTCAGTTGGTTTCGATGATAGCGCATGGCCCCCTGGTTCTACTGGTGTTGGATACGACTATGGTTCGCTAATAAATCTCGATGTAGAAGCAGAGATGTTGGGGTTGGCCACATCGATCTACGTGCGTGTACCTTTTACTGTTAATAACATTAGTGATATTACTTCGCTGTTGCTACGCATGAGAGTTGACGACGGCTTTGTTGCATATGTGAATGGTGTTAGAGTTGCGTCGAGGAAAGCTCCTTCGACATTAGATTATAACTCTAGCGCGACTACGTTTAACGAGGACGCCGAGGCAGTTGTGTTTGAAACGTTTGATATCTCTGCATATAGTGACGAACTTGTTATTGGTGATAACATCCTCGCGATTCATGGACTTAATCATACCGCGAATAGTTCAGATTTATTAATCATGCCAGAGCTGGTGTATACGACACCGCAAAACCCGTTGTTGCAACCACCAGCACCAACTGTTTCCACATCCGATTTCTCTTATGGGCCGATTTATCCAGCATCTAGTAGTAATGAATTCTCGATCGATCGGGCCGTGACATTTGAAGTTGAAGGATTAACAGGAACTTTGAGTGGAACTCCTGTGGTGAGTAATTTCATAACACAACCAAGTTTTTCTTTTGGAAGAGATTCAATGATTAAATATAATAATTATTTTAATGATATAGATTTCACAGATAAAAATCTAAGATTGAGAGTTAAAAATCAAGAGTTTGTTGCTGAGACAGTAGCGTATGATTCTGAAAGGCTTCAAGTGTGGGTTAATAATATTTCACACAACTCCTTTCTTTCGAATGATGAACAGACATATGTTTTAGATTATGTGACTGATTCAGAGACTGAAAGGAATGAATGGTTAACAAATAGTATCCTACCTTGGGTTCGGAACCATCATCGTGATGTATATAATAACTTAATCTCTGATGCTAGAATTATTGATGATAACATACAACCTTATTTTAGAGGTTCATTTAATAACACTACTGACATTACATATAGTAGTGGGTTCAGTATAAGTAGTTATGAAACAGATAGTGATGTTGATCAAGAAACTGGTATTATCGACGGAGGAGATTTTGTTCGCGGAGCAATCAAATTGTATGCCAATGATACTATTATATCTCTGCTCTACTCTGACTATCTAAAAAATGTAGAACTTAAGACATCTAGATCTTGGTTAAAATCTTACAATGCACCATATAGTTATTTAAGTGATGGAGAATATGTAACTGCATATGATGCTTTAACAANACTCAGCCCTATAAGTAATATTAGGACTGCTCGGGCGAAGAATGATAACTATATCACATACTTCTATGCTGAAGAGGAAGAGAATGAAGCTAAAAGAAATATCCGTGTGTTGAAAGATTCTGATGTACAACCTTTTGTAGATTATTATAGAAATTTAATTAATGAGTAATATATCAAAGAACATTGATTCTGGTTCCAGTAGGAGTGTTACGCCAGGTTCATACAAGATAAAATCTATTAAGCTTTTCACGCACACTGGCGATGACTTTCTGATTCAGAATGTTGTAACCAAACTTATTATAACAGAAAGCATTTACTCTAATACTCTTATGTGTAAGCTTTCTGTTAGGGACACGACTAATATGATCGAAAATCTCCCTTTGATTGGACAGGAGAGGATCGAGATTCAACTGGAACACAAACCACTCAGCTCGAAGACCCAGATCGCCAAAATCGAGTTAGAATTCTATGTTACAGAATATCCACTATATGGTAGATCGAACGAGAAGCATATTCAGTCATTTTCCTTTAGTGGTATTTCCAAACACGCATACATTTCAAGGTTTAAGAAAATATCCAGGGCTGTAGATGGTCTTACATCGGATGGAATAAGCAACATTGTTTCAAGTGATTTAGGATCAAGTTCATTCGTCATGAACAATCCCCCTATATCAAAGTTTAAAGGAACCATTAATACACAGACACCATTGGATGCTATTGAGTGGTTGAGAAAGAAAACATATGATGATAATAAGGCACCCTATTACTTCTTTCAAACATTAAATGGTGATGTCAATCTATCTTCTCATACAGAGTTGGTTGAACAGCCCGTTTACTATAATTATTATAGCACTAGAGGTTTCAATCATGTTCCAAACACTGAAGAAGATTATTTAGAAAGAAAGCAGCGAATACTTGAAATCACATCCGATCTCAGGTTGGGAAAAATATTTCAGGCCATTGATGGTGCATATGCTTCAGAAAATTTCTATCTTGATGTGGGCACTAAAACTTTCACATCAACAGAGTTTTCTTATTCAGGTAAAACTATTGAAGGGAAAAAAAATACACCACCAGAGCCGCCCGCCCGTGTAGGGCTCGATCCAGTAAATAGTTTAGGAAGGAAGTCATCTATATCTTCAAATTTCTTAATCGATAATGCTCCTATCAATGAGAATTATCAGTCTCACCATGAGTATGTCTCAACGAATGCCTTTGCCTTTGGTGATACAGAGAAAAACTATAATGAGATGAAAAAAGAAAGTGGGGGAATCACAAAGGCATACGTTGAAAATCTTGAATCGATTACACACGATTTAAAATTATTTGGAGACTATGAATTGAATGCTGGTAAGGTGATCGACATTAACTTACCTCGTGCGACAGAGCCAGATATTCAGGGGGGTATCGATAAACATCTTTCGGGTAAATACTTAATTACCTCTTCTATACATACATTTGAGAATGGAGAGTATTTCACACAGGTGAAAGTAAAACGTGATTCATTCACTATTAATTTATAATTATGAGTACAGAAAATTTTATGCAAAACGGTGGAGCATTCCACTGGTTCACTGGAGTCGTTGAGGATATACAAGATCCGAAGGAGATGGGACGCATTCGTGTGAGATGCTACGGCTTTCACACAAAGAATAAAGAAGATCTTCCAACTGAATCACTACCATGGGCTTCCCCAATGCTTCCTGTGACATCTGCATCGATGACTGAGTTAGGAACTTCGGCAACGGGTCTGTTAAAAGGTTCTTGGGTGATTGGATTCTTTAGAGATGGTTCGAATGGTCAAGACCCTATTGTAATGGGTTCTATTCCTTCCATGTCTTCACTTGTAGATTATCAGTATGGTTTTACAGACCCTGAAAAAAGATATCCAGTGAATACAAAACTTGATATTGCTGAGACTCCACTAGCCGCTAAGAGTATTGATGAAGCCTATAAGAAAGCATTCTCTTATACGAAGAAAGTAGAATTAAGAGAGGCACATGATGTTGTTCCTACAGCAAATGCTGCTCATGAAAACGATTGGAAATTCCCAGACATTGATTCAGTTATTAAACCACAGTATCCTAAGAATCATGTCATTGCTTATGAGAAAGCGACAGATACTTTAGAAGATTCACACATTGTTGAATTCGATGTTACACCAGGACAGGAAAGAATCTCAACCATTCATAGAACTGGTACGTATAGAGAGATCACACCAGTTGGAGATGAGACAAGTGTTATTGTTGGAAATGATTTTCAAGTTGTTGTTAAGAATCAGAATGTGAATGTGATTGGTAATTGTAATCTCACAGTTGATTCTAATTGTTCTACATACATTAAAGGTAATTGGAATATTCAAGTTGATGGTAATATTGTCAAGAAGGTTGCTGGATATGAAAAACTTTCGGTTGGTCTCTATCAAGAGGAAATAATCGACGGCGCTGTAACACAACGGATCGGCTCCACACTAAAACAGTCCACTGGTGGTTCAGTTACTGAAGTTTATGGTGGTAAACTGGATTCCACTATCTTAGGTAATGTTTCAGAGGTGATTGGTGGTTCCCTTAAACAATCCACCGGCGGTTCTGTTACTG